TCCAGACGGCTGGGGAGTTGGACTATGGAGCGCAAAACTGTAGATCGGGACAAGCGTCTTTGTTTGACCAGAACTAAACCTCCATGGAACAATCTTCGTAAAGTAGTCAATTGTCTTTTCTTCCTGAATCTCATTTCCGTCGCAGAGGACGCGGATTGCGCGGAGAATATTCATCTGCCCCTGCGGAACAAAGATTCCTGAAGAAAATGCACTAACATTCATTGGCGTATTTCCTGGCGTTGGATGATACGGGGGATACGGGAAGTTCCACCAGTTTGTCACATTTGCAAAGTCATTCCGTGAAGTCGTATCTGATCTTTGTGTAAAGAAAAGAAGGCGTGTCAGTGGATTATGAGTCTCTAGATCTAGAACTTGGCGATTAAAGAGACCCTGGAAAGGATAGGGTGTGATCTGATTAAAGACATAGGAGAGAGGTGTCGTTGCAAAGAGTTTCTGCTCATCTGATGGAAGATAGATATAGGTGCTCTGTATGCGAGGATTCAGATACCACTGATTCATAATAGGTGGAGATGTCCCATGATCTGTTAAAAAATACTTGATTTGGCCACTAAGATCAAGTGTCGTTCCATATGCTGGAATATTCATTAAGATATCGGATGTAGGTGCATTCATGCGATAATTCGGTGCAACACGGAATCCTGATGCATCCAGATATGTATAGAGTTGATTAATCGGATTCAGTGTAATCTGTACTTCACAATCGTGATACTGCAAACCTACAAGAGGAAGTGCCTGTGAAGTTGCCTCGGAAAACCAGAAAGAAAGAGGAACATGAATGTCTTGTCCAAAAATACTCGGACGATTGGCTTGTCCTCCAGCCGGCTGTGTAGAATCACGAAACACATGCGGATAGCCTGTGGCATTTGTGCCGCCTGCATAAATGCCCTTTGCAGGATCTATAAGTTCAGGAACATCGCCAATTAGAATTCTCCATTTTTGGAATGAATCTGCATCATAATCAGCAAGCGCACGTGTCATTAAATAGGAGCCGTCAAACTCCTGTATCTTCTGGCCACCTACGAAAAAGGCTGCATTGTTTATGATAGCTGCACCAATATAACGCACCCACTGAAATTGATATTGATTTGTTCTTTGTACAGAAGGTGGTACATATTTACTATAAATATCAGGGAGGCGAAACGTGAAATACATGTCGGAGAGAAGGTCGCCAACACGTTGAATCTTTGCACGGAGAAGAATCTTCTGGTCGAAAAAGAGTTCGTTCGGCCCATCCATCGTAGATGTTACATTTTCCATCGAGAAATGCGTATAACGCCTAAATGCCTTGTAAAAATACGTCATCTGTGGATTTCCAGATAAAAGTACATTTTGTGTTCCATATGCAATCAGTGATAAGAGACCTCCTCCCGTCATTCTTTTGTTATGAAATATTAAGTGCTTTAGGTTATTGACAGTCGGTAAAAATAATAAGTATAATTAAGACTTATTATTTTTTTGTTAAACGATGCCTTTAATGCGGGGCTACAGTGGTCATCCACCAATTATCTGAAAAATAGGGAGGCTTATCCATTGATTTCTGATTTACCTTCTGAGAGGGACCAGCATTTAACAGTCTATTAATCTCAATAAAGGAGAGTGAATACCGGGTATAAATTAATTCACTTAACCACCCCTTGAAGGTCCCCTCGAGTTCAAAACTTGTCTCTTCACCAAGAGAAGGTGCGCTCGTATTCCGTAATACATAGTTCGTGTTTGAAAAGAGAACTATGTCCTGGAAATTCTGATACGGGACACCATTTCCAAAGCGGATCTTATTAGTTAGATTTCCATTAATATAGACCTCCATCGCGTTTTTTCTGCAATTGAGAACTACATGGAACCACTTGCTAACGGGAATGTTCATCACATCAACATATGTATAGGGGTTCTCAGTTGAGTTCATGATTATGCGGAGAGCATTGTTATTCGAATGAACAAGAACCGCAGGACCCATCAGCGGCCAGATACATCCCATGCCCTTGTGCCATACATGGTGGAACTTCGCGTTGCCAGTAAATGTATTCGGGTTTATGTACATGAAGAAGGAATATGCAAATTCGACTCCTGATGGCTCATTCTCGGAAAAGAGAATAGGCTTCGCATCAGGATACTTTCCAATATCTTGGTGAATGACTAAACTCTTATCGTCTGCAGAAACAGTGTAGTCCATTAACTTTACATAGCGGTCGCCAAGGGTATCTATGCCCTTGTAGAGTCCTTCAGCCAGGAAGAAAACACCTACACCTATAGCAACAATAAGTAAGCCAATCATTACTTCATAGCCTGTTGAATTTGCCGTAGGCTGAGGTCCATAGTAGGATGACATCTCTAACGTTAGTACTTAAATTTAAGGAAAACTCAGAGAGTTTTTATTAAAGTTGAGTTTAATGATACTACTCTTTACGTAGGTACTGTATTACCACATAAGTCATAGCATGTTTTCTCACCCACAGTCGCTTGGTTAGGGGGGGTCGGCTTCGGCTGGAACCAGCTCATCAGATAGGCCCAAGGATCCGTGGAGCCTCCTGTAGGACCCGCCATGTAGCTGCGATAGACTGCATCAGGTCCCATTGCATAATTGTGCGTGCTGACATTACTTATATATCCATCGAAACCGCCGCGATCCACTAGTTTTACAGTTTGCCCTGTCGGATCTACCTTGAAAAAGCTCTTAAGGACACACGAACGAACAAGCTTTCCATCCATATAGATATCGCATGTGCGCCCATTGAGGATAACAGTCAGCTGGATCCACCGCTGGAGGTCAATCTCATCAATGTCGCATGCAGGCATACTGTGCGTCAGACCATCATCAAATGAGAGCGGCTTGAATAGGTCAGAAACATCCCTCGTGGTGAGAGAGATATCCTGTGTTGTTGTCTCACGCCATGAACCGCCGCTGCCACTGGCACTGCTGCCGCTAGCGCTACTGCCGCTAGCGCTACTGCCGCCCCTGCGACTGCCCCTGCTGCTGCTGCTGCTGGCTGACCATGTATTATAATTACCACTTCCATCACGGTAATTCTTACTGGAAGAAGAAGAAGAGCCAGCACCACGATCACCCCCTGCGGCTAATTGTGCATTTACACCTCTCTTATCCCATGACTTGCTTTCACGATATTCCGCATTGGCTTCAGCAGTAGAGATTGCTGAACCAGATTTCTTCTTAAGACCATTCACATCATATCCTGATGCATCACGATGAGGGTAATCCGCATAATGTTCGCGCGATTTTCCACCGGACACAGATGCAGTGTGTGTGCGAACCATAAGAGAATTCTTGAACGCGCCTAGTGCAATTAGCAGTGTTGAGAAATTCGATCCTCCCAGCTGGAACACATGTTTCCGCGTGCCATAGTTCTTCTTCCATCCACTCAGATATAGCCATAGATTTACAGTATATTCACCACCTTCATAGATCTTTGATTGGTTTGTTATTGTCTTTGTCCCCTGATTCGCATAGATCTTGTTGGATAGGATTGTAATACCCTTGTCCGTGATATCACCGTAGAAAAACTTAAATGAATAATACATGATAACAAGTGCAGCTGCAACAATTACAAGATTTACAAATCCTGAAATTACAGAAGTCCCATTGCTAGGATTTGCTTGCATACTCTCTAAGCTTAGTACATAAATTAAGCATAAGAACTATCCCAGTCCATCCAGGGTTTAGAAGGTCGGACTGCAGGACCACATGATCCTGTTAAACAAAGTGACGGAAATGTAAATCCTGTAGCGCCTTGAGGAGAACCATCTTTTTTAGGTAAAGTCAAATAGGGCGCCCCACGTGTATCAGTTGAAGAAGAATAGACTCTAGAAATTTCTGCAGCCTTCTGTGCAGTGTAATAGACCGTAAGTGCTCCACCATATCCACTAAACCCGGGATTTCCTACTGTCATTCCTTTTGTTGAATCGAGTGCAGTTCCCATCATGTAAAGAACTTTCTGTGATGCTACTAAACGGTCATTATAATACACATCAAAACGACGCCCATCACGGACAACTGTGAGCATCACCCACTTCTGTACAGGGAATGTAGGTAAATTGATTATTTCAATATTTGCCTGTGAAACCTTTGTTCCACCACTGGCAGAAATAGGGTTTCCTGATCCATCCATATTTGTCTGTGTCTTAATCGCAAGTTGGGCCATGACTTTTCCTTGGCGACCCGCATCAGGTGCAGAGAGAAGTTCAACTGAAAATATATCCGCAATTTGGATAAGCGGGGTATATCCAGTACGCGTGCATCGGCTACAGTTATTGCTTAGATCACATTTACATGTGTGAAACCTTCCATCGTCACATGATGGATTTCCAGGTCTTCCACATACAATTGCTGATGCCGTACGCTGTAAAGGGCTCACGAAAAATAATCCCTGTACTGTAATACTCGTATTTGTCGAAAATTTTTCTGAAATGTCAGAAGAAAGGATACTGTGACTTGTTGATAAATCATAGGGTCCTGTTGCCGATGTTGAAAGCGATTTCGACAAAAGTTGTGGATAGAAAAAATAAACGACACCGACAACTATTAATGTGACAGTGACAAGTATTATAATTGCATATATCCACCAGTCCATCTAGAGATTACAGATAAAATTAAGATGTTGCATCAACTAGTTTTAAAAAAATCAGCCCCAACAGGAACAACCGCATTACGTATTTGCGTTGCTGTCAATATAAGAGGTGTAAAAGATAACTTTCCTATTTGTACTAAATCCTTTACTGATTCAGGGGGGCCAAATAATTTCTTTTTACAGTCCATCGGTATCCCTGTGAATGTTTTTGTTGCTTGTAGTTTTCCATCAATATAGATCTCCATAAAGTGTTGCTGGAAAACAATTGTAAGATTAAAAGGAGTTCCTACAGGAACTGTATCAATTGGAGGGACTGTATTTGCAATATACGTTCCATTGTTATCAAGTGTATAGATAATGACATTCAAACTATTATTCTGATTATTGATATATGCAAGTAGATTTGTTTTATTAAATAGAGTCGGTAAATCATTTACCTTTGCAGAGGCAGGAAGAGTAACTACAGAATCGTTTCTATAGAATAGAACACGAGGTGCAACTGTTGAACTATATTTACTTGAGATTAGAACTGATGTCTGCAATGTAAAATCATAACTAGTCATAGTTGTATCCACTGATTCGGTTGGGGCTGCAGGGGCTTTCTGATACGCTTGGATAGTTGAAATATTTCCAATTGGAATAAATCCACCCTGATCTGTCTGAAATACAGGCGCAATTGTAAAGTGGATAAAGACTAAAATAAGAAAAATAACAAAGAGGGTTGCACTTGTATAGAAAAAGAATCCAATTATATTTCCAAGAAGTGTAAGAGGAGCAGTGCTTCCTACCGCCGCAGCAGAAATAGCTGCAGCGGCTGCAGCCTCCACAGGAGGAGCTGCAGTGGGTGCAATCTTGGGTTGAAGTGGAGTAATCTTTCCTACAGCAGGTGCGCTTGCCGCATTGAGGGCTTTTCTTTTTGCAAGAAGACTTTGTGTTCTACTCTGTAGCATTCTAACGTTAGTACTTAAATTTAGATTACCGCTTCATTTTTCGTGTTCCTTTTATAGGTCCATTCTCAGGGTCAAAGTGAATCTTTTTGTAATATTTCTTTGTTTCTGCCTCATTACATCCAAGTAACTTTTCGCGGAGATAGCATACAAATGAAATCCGTGTAAAGGGTTTTTCTGCACCTTGACTACCCGTAGTTTCATCATCACGGTGAATACGTGGAAGTTTCTTATTCTTTTCTTTATCCTCCGCTGTTTCTACCATCTCCGTATTGCAGTGCCACTTATGTACATCCATTGCAATGAAATCACCTGTTCTTACATTGAATCCGACCTTGTATTGCGGGAAAAGTGTATTTCCTCCATGGTAGTAGCCGCGCTCAATAACAGATAAATTTCCAAAGCCTTCACGGAAGTCACCTGCATCACAGTGCAGCGCCGTGCGGAAATTGCGATTGACTGTTACCGATGAAAAGGCTGTATTTCCAATCTGGTAGAAACTCTTTGAACTTGTTTGCTTGTACTGTTTCTTAAAGGGTTCAGGGACAAGTTTCTTGAAAAGTTCGGAAATTTTCTCGATAAAAGCCATGCCCTTCTTATATTCTTTGAAATACCGTTGTGTATAGGATGTCAAGCGGCACGGAAGACCCATGAATGGTGTCTGCTCATAATATCCGAGAACTGAACTGAACACTAGATTATTCACGCGCATTTTGCTCAGTTTGCCGTCCTGGTAATATCTCGCCGACCACTTTGTAATG